TACCTGCTCTCGTTCCCTGTACCTCATTGGCTGCACCCTGAACATACATAACAGAAGGAGTTACATTAGCACTACCAGTATAATCTTCCCAATTTCCTACAATTGCTACATCTTCATTTGCTAAGGTACTCCCTACTCCTGGAATATTGCAATTGTGAATAAAATCTCCGGAGTGGGGATTAGCAAAATATATAGATTTACAATGAGGACATCTTCTTGGAGGCATGTTTACTTTTTCTCCCCAATATCATCCCAAAAATTAATATGTCGTTTATTATAAAAATCCATTACACATTCTCCGCAAATAAATCTACCATAGAATTTTACAAATCCATCATTTTTGCATTCCTTTACTGAACACTTAGGTTTTTGAACATTCATCTTGTTGAATCTCTTTTTTATATTTTTCTACCAATTTAGTAACTGATTCTTTAGGTTGAGTTGGAGATTTAAATGTATCTGGCGGTGGAGTCCCAGGAGCTGTTTTATCTGTTCCAGCATCTTTCATTTGTTTTTTTAATTCTGCTTCTTTTTCTTTATTTACTCTAATAACTTCTTCAAAATTAATATTTAATAATCCTGCTAACTTACCTTCTACTGCATCCCTCATTCCTGGTGACATGAAATTAACAGCCATTGTATCTCTAATATTTCTCATTAATGTAAATGTATTTTGTTGACTTAATTCTCCCCATACAATATCAAAACTTTTACTATCATCATCTAATACTGATTTTAGAATTCTTTTAACTACTAGTCTCATTTCATCTTGAATAGAATTTATTCTTCTATCAAATGCATCCATTTGTACTTCTGCCAATCCTTCTGGAACATTACCTGCACCTAAAATTGTTTCAGGTACTTGGAATGAAAAAGATAATAACTTATAATCATTATTTAGTACAGCAGTAAATTTGTCCCCAACATTTCCAAAATCTAATACCTTCATATCTACATTTGGCCCAGTTACCCATTCTGTACATTCATCCATAAATTGTAATTTCTCACCAAACTTATCAATATCACTTTGTTGTGGAATATCATCAGAAGCTAAGTCTCCTAATTTTACCCAAATTGGTGCTGCTCCTTTTCTCTTAATTAATTTATGAATAGATTGTTGAGCCATTAAAAAATCATTAATAGTTGGGAGAGATGAAAATATAATTCCCATTCCGTATGCAGAATTACCTATTTTGTTAATAGCTAAATGAGCCATTTCATCTTTATCTAATTCTTTAATATCAGTAGGGTCAATTCTTTTAATATCTTTACCTACGAATTGATTATAACTTTCTACAGTTCCAAATTTATCTCTTTTGATATAAATAGAACTAGCATTTACATTTTTTATTTTTGCGTTAACTGTGGGATCATTTAATCCAGCTATTTCTAAATATCCATTTCCTTTAATTAAACCATCCTTTAACCAAGGCCTTAAATATGCTCTAAAATCTGTATCCTCTAGCCATTTGTTTAGTGTTTCAGCTACACCATCATCAAAAGAAATTACTTTCATTTCTGGCCCAATTGCGAAATCAGTTATTTTATCAACAACTGCATTTGCTAATCCAAATTTCTTAGCTACTCCTTCAGTCACTGAAAAATCAAAGGGATGAGGTTCTCCAATTTTATCTTTAATATTTTTAAGTTCAGTTTTTTCTAGCTCGTCATTCAATTCTGTTTTGAATTGTTCTTTAAGTGTTTCTGATTTTAAGGTTTGAATATTTTTAGGATTATAAATACCCAAAACTCTATTTTTCTTAGGAGTAGTATTCTCACTATTCATTGTTATTTAGTATATAATTTAGTTTAAAAATTATTAATGTTTTACTATATAGTTTAGTATATTTACCCAAGTGCATACTCTCGTCTCCTTTTAGTAGTTACATTAAAATAATAACTTGCTAATGCCAAGGCACATGCTAGATCATCATGATCTCTTTCAGGATGAGAAAGAAGCAACTGACCAATCTTAGACCATTCCTGAGTAATAGAAAGCAATTGATAATATAATTTTTTATTTATATGTTTTTTATTAGTATTATGATTTGGCAAATATAAAGAATTATTTTGCAACATAATTTTTAAGTTATTAAACATTTCTGCTTTGGACTTAGTAGAGAATGTAATTCCTTTAACCTTTGCACCTAATTCATCCTTTAATACATCACTAACTCCGGCACCCAATCCAGTTTCGTCTACTATTATTTTTTTGAAATTAAAAAATTTATCTAAATATGCTATTCTCCCAATAGCAGAAGTTAATTTTGGAGTATCTAAGGTTTCCATATAACAAATATATTTTTTATTAGAAAAGGCAATTTCTTCTAATACTACTACTGCAGTTTCATCTGCTCCAGTCCTTGCAACATCAAGACCACATATATATGTTGCCTTATTATTAATCTCGCCGGTTGGTTTTCTATCTTCCATTTACAACTCTCCCTCTGCGCCATATTCATCCATACTTGCCCATCTTGCCCATATCATTTTCTCACTATCCAAAGAATAGAAGTGTCTGTCAAGGTATAATCTAGTCTCTTGCATAGTTCCATCTTCTCTTGCAGTTGATATATCTAATATATCTGGTATTTCATCTTTCTCATAAAAGTGCTTATCCATAGGAACTCGAAATTGTAATAATCTTTCTACATTAGATTTAATCATCATATCAAAATCAATTTGTCTAACTAAATAAACAGCTACTTCTTCTTCTAATTTATTAATAGGAAAAGTTCCTCTATAGCATGGTTTGCCCTTTTCCCAATATGCACAACCAAAACCTATATCTCTCATTGATTTCTCCTTTCTGTTTCTTCTCCATAGTCATATTCTTCTTTTACTTGTTTTCTCAAATCATTTTCGGTTAAGTGTGGAACTACTTTTTTTTGTTTATTATAAAAAAATGTAAGATAGTTTCTTCTTCTCTCATTACATTTGGTTGAAAATGTAACTCCATCTGGAGCATCGTGATAGATATTTTCTTCATGTAGTCCTCTTAATTCCCATTCATAAATTGTTAATCTAAAAGCGTAGTCGAGTATTCTTGTATAGTTAGTTTCTCCATACATTTCTTTGACCATTTTCTCAAGAGTTTTAATACTTTTAGGAATAGCTTTTGTTATCTTCTTCTTTTTCGTCATCTTTATTTTGATAGATTGTTTTAATTAAATAGGTCGCAAAACAAATATTATTATTTGTCGCCTTATATTCATCTACTTTTTTAATACAAGAATCATATAATTTTATATCTCCAGTTGAAAAGGATGTAGATACTAAATGTTCCAATGATTCATCAGAGGTTCTTTCAGAATCTTCACACATAAAAGGTAATAGAGATTGATATGCCATTAATTATAAAATGGAAAGAATGTTGGTGTAAAATTCTTCACTCCTCCCTTTTTGTCAATATCAAAATCTAATGTCCAATAACCTTTGTGAGCAGGTAATTTTTTCAATCGCATAAACTGGCTTTGACCACAGAAAGTTCCAGCTTCAACAGCATGAACATTTCTAATAAACATATACAATGCTTTATGATAATGTCCTTCTACTACTATTTGAGGTTTCTTTCCACCTTCTAAACTTTCAATTAATTTTTGCATTTTATAACTTGTAGCATACGCACTTCCATCTCCAGGATGAAATAGTTTCATTACAACTCCTTTACCTAATTTAATGTCTGCTTCATCTTCTCCAAGAAATGTGAAATTATCAAGACGATGATCTAATTCAGTTCCAACACAAACCCCACCATTGTTTTTCTTTTTGTACCACTGATCGTGGTTTCCCGTTATTCCATAAATATTAAATCCCTTGAAATATTTTTTAAATAAATCAGTAGCATAATTAATTTGATTAGTAAATCCAACTTGTGCTAATTCATAAATATGTCCATCTCTTCCAGACATCCCCTCTAAAATATCTCCGGCATGATAAACATCTTGTATCTTTCTTTTTCTAAATGTTTCTCCTGCATGTTTTAACATTCCTTCATCAAATGCTTCATGTCCTATATGAGTATCTGAAATAATTCCAATTCTCACATGTCCTTCTTTAGAATGATTATAAGTTCTATTAGAAACATTTGATTTTGTTGGTTGTTTTAATAAAATTCCTAATTCTCTAGCTGACAGATTTTTTTTACTAACTAACTTTAAAATCTTTTCTTCTTCTTGTGATAACACATCGTCTTCTAATCCCATTTTATCTTTACATCCTAAGCAAATAAAAATATTACCTTCTTTATGTGTAGTTCTTTTATTGCAACTTAGACAACAATCTCGATTTTTGCTCATTTTAATATATTTCCTTTCATTTTTAACTTCATTTACTACTTCTATATAGTTATATTATCTCCACCATTGGATATGATGATTTGGCATTATCTAATAATGCTACTGGAAAGAATGACATTATATCATCTATAAATTCTGCTTCATATTCGGTTTTAAATTCAATATCACTTGAATTTCTCTGTTGTTCATCTATAAATGATTGAGTGTATTGTCCGGCCCTAACACAATCCTTCCATGTAACATTAATAACTTCAAATTCTGGGTCTTCATAACAACTTCTATAAAAATGATTTCTAATTAGAGGTGTTCCAATTTTAATTAATTGACCTTCATCTCCTTTACTAGCCAACATTGGAATAATAACACTATTAACAATTTCATCTTTCATAATTCCAGCTTCTTCTAATACTACTATGTCTGCAGTATATCCTCTTATAGTATGCCCATGTGGCCCACAAGGCAAACTAATAATTCTAGATTTATTATTATATCTTAACTCAGTTTCTGTAGATTTTACTACAGATGAATTAATAAATTGGTGTGATTCTACTATGAATCTAATTTTGTTATACAATTCTTTTGACTGATTTTGAGTAGGAGCAATTAGAATTATTGTTATATTAGGTGTAGTTAATGCTTTAAATAATACATAAACAGCTACAGAATGAGATTTTCCTGATTGTCTACACCATTTTCCTGCTAATCGTTTCTTATTAAAACATGCTTTAAAGAACTTTTTTTGATAATCATGGGGTCTAAATTTAAAATAAAAATCAAATAACTCCATTATATCATCAAAATTTTTATTAGTTATATCAACCACTTGCTACTACCTCA